TGATAAGAAAAAAACTTCATCATCTAAGTCTGGATTTAATTGTAAATGTTACTTAGATAGATATGGTGATTTAAAAGCAGCTTTTGGTGATAATTGTACCGCTGCTGAAAATCATTATAATACTAATGGAAAAAATGAAGGTAGAAATGCTTTATGCGATGATAAGAAAAAAACTTCATCAAAACAAAAAACTAAAAAAGAAATTAAAGTAGAACCTAAGGTAGATACTAAAGTAGAACCTAAGGTAGATACTAAAGTAGAACCTAAGGTAGATACTAAAGTAGAACCTAAGGTAGATACTAAAGTAGAACCTAAGGTAAAAATTAAAGTAGAAACTAAACAAAAAATAAAACCAAGCAATTGTCAAATTTTTGCTGACAGATATGCTTTTATAGCAAATAAAGAAGAAAAAGAAGTTAGTGGATCAGAAAAAAATCTTAAAATTAGAAAACCAGAAAAATGGGTAAAAATAAAAATTCATAATTATAATGAAATTAAAAAAAAGCATAAAGATTTACTAATTGAATTAAGAAAAATTATAAAAGATATAATGGATATAAGTGGATGTACTCCTATTTTCTTAGTTGACGAAAGTAGTCATAAAGATGCAAATTATAAATTATTTATATCTCCACCTGAACAATTTATTAATCAAAAATTTATAAATATTAAAAGAACTCCTTCAGAAACTAAAGAATATCTAAGAAGTAAAATTTATAAAAGTAATGGAACAATAAAGAATGAAGGTTTATTTTATCTTAAAACTAATTCAAATAATATTATAGAAAAAGCAATAGTTTGGATTAATACAAATACTAAAAATAAAAGCTGTTTAAAACATTTATTACGTGAAGAATTAATTCAATCTTTGGGAATGACAAATGATTTAAATGAAAATGATGTTCCAACAAAAAATACAATATTTAACCAAAAAGGAAATATTTGTGGAACTGTATTTACTGATTTTGATAAAAAAATAATTAGAACGCATTTAAGTAAAGAAATTGAGAAAGGTAATACCCAATTTGATGTTAAAAGAAAAATTACAGATAAAAAATGTGATATGAATAGATTTAGTAATTGCCCTGAAAGTAAAGCTGGTGTACAATATGCAAAAGAATTAAAAAAAAGTGGATGTACCCCTGCTATGCAAAAAATTTGTAGCAAACCAGAATTAAAAAAATCTTCAATGTGCAAAAATCTTAATTGTCCGTAAAATATTAATATTTAATTTATATTTTAAATAAAAGTATAAATTAAATGTCTAAAATAATATCAAATGAAAAAATAGATGAAGAAAAAAAAGAAGAATTACCATCCAAAATGAATAAAATACAAAAAATAAATAAATTAAAATATTTTTTTGACTACAATTATTTGAACAAAATGAATAAAGATAAATTAAAACAAATTATAATTAAAAAAAATATTTTAATATTCATAGATGAATATAAATTTAATCAAATAAATTCATTATGTGGTTGTACATGTAAATTTTTTCTAAAAATGAGATTATTACGAAATAAAAAATTTCCAGGATGTATTTTTTTATCTTATGATTTTAAAGATGAATTTCAAGATTTTTTTATAAAAAATAGAAATTGTATAAATATATATTTTGATGAAGGTATTATAAAAAAAAATATAATATATAAAAAAATGGAAATGAAAAATAATATATTATTCATACCTTTAGAAAAATATAAGTCTAAAATGATTGAATATAAATTAAGAAGTTTTTGTCAAATTATGGAAGAATTAGGTGCCAAAAATATAGAAATTGAATTTTTGAATAAAAAATTAACAAATACTAAATTGAATATTAATAATTTATTTAAATTAGATATAATAGCTAATAATTTAGGTTTTAATAAAAAAAATATAACTGATAATTCAAAAGATATTAAATATAATTTAGATTATCCTGATTCAAATACCATTATTTTGAATGAAAATATAATAAAAAAAAATATAAAAAATAAAATATATATTATAAATGAAAACAATTATTATTCTAATCTAGAATTACAATATGTTATTTCTGCAAGATGTAAACATTTTATTGAAAAATACTCAACAACATTTTCTTTAGACAATAATACATTAATTGATAATAAATTATATTCAAAATTAAAAAAGTATAAATTAGGATTTAATTTAGAATACAATTATTCAAAATATAGTAAAGATTATTTATATATATTTACAAAAGTTATTTTTTCTAATAATATAATTGATAATATAAGTAGTTCTAATTTAAGTTATGATCAAATAGGATTCAATTATTTAATTAATACACTAAGTGAAAAAAATTTTAGAAAAAAAGGTATATATAAAATTATTGAATTCATAGAATATTATATTGAAAATTTAAACAAAAATACAGATGATTATAAACAATTATATAAAATATTTAATATTATTAAGAATGAATGTTCATTAGAGGAATTTTCTGAATTATTACTAAATTATTTTTCAATTAATTCAGAATGGTATCATTTCAAAAATTTTATTGAATTATTATTGTGTAAGACTATTAGTTATGACAAAATAGGATATTTAATTATATTTTATAATAAAAAATTAACAGATAATGAAAAATTTAAAAGGATTGTTAAATTTATTTATAAAAATTGTTTTAATTATAATAATAAAAATATAACCAAAAATTTTTGGGAAATGTTACATTCAAATGACAAAAAATTTTCATATTATTTAAAATTAAAATTAGATAATGAATATGATATTTTAAAAAAATATAATTGGTATGGTATTAGAAAATTATTACATGATATTAATAATTACAAAATAATCGAAAAAAATAATATTGATAGAAAAGAAAAATTTAATTCAATAGTAAATAATATATTTTTAGGATATTCATATTATGAATTCCATAATAAAATGATTCCTTTTATAATAAATATATATAATAATATAAAAAATGAGAAAAATTTAAAAGAATTAATAAATAATAAATATTTAGATTTAATATTATGTGAATCTTTTACTTATGAAAGTTTTAATATAAATAATGTTATAGATTTAAAATTATTAGAAAGTTATATTAATCAAAAAGTAAAAAAATTAATAAGTTGTTATTATTTTATAAAAAATATAAAATTAAAAATAAAAAATAATAATTTAGAAAAAAAATTTAAAATATATATATTTGATAAAGAATTTATGAAAAAATATAAATATTTAAATAAAAAAATAGAATTAATATTCAGTGAAATTTCAATAACTAATAAAATTAATAAAATTAATGATTATTTAAATAATGGATACTATAATTTTAATAATAATGAAGAAAAATTAAAAAGTTTTATTAAAAAAGTTTTTTTATACAATGAAAAATTAGATTTAAATAATATTCCTGTAAATAAATTTGGTTTTAAATTATTAAATAATAAATTTTTTTATGGAGATTTAGAAACAGAAATAAAAAATACATTAATACCTTTTATTAAAAGAATTATTAAAAAAATAATAGAAATTTCTAACATAAATAATATTAAAATTAATATTTTCAAATTAATAGAAAATGATAAAATAGAAGAATTTAAAAAAATAAAAACATATACTGATATATTAAATTATATTAAAAATATATTAAATAAAAATAATATAATTATTAATGATAAAATTTTAAATGAATTATTATAATTTTTTACCTAATTCATATCTGAAAAAATCTTTAACTTTTAGATAATTTTCTTTTCTTAAATCCCACCAATTTACATAATTTCTTTTAACAAATTTTCTTAAGAGATTATAAACAATAGTATACCCATCTTCAGATTTCATTAACTTTAAATTTTTTTTTGCATGTTTAAAAGTTTTATAATTAGTTAACCATTTTATTACTTTTTTATAAAAAAAATCAGCTATTGGTTTTCTTATATTAGCATCTTTATTTAAATCTACTTTTGGTTGTAATGTACTTATATAAGGAGGAGGTACAAAATAATTACTTACTTGTGATGTAGGATATTGAAATGGTAGCATATAATAATATATAGATTATTATTTTGAAAATTTTTCTACTAAATCATTACCTAAGTCAAAAACAAAATCATTTAAATTTTTTGTTTCTAACCATTTATTAATAAAATCTCCTATTTTATTTTTAATATATTTTTTTTCTGGATAATATTTCTCTAATAGTTTTAAATAAAAATCATGAAAAATATTATTAAAATCTTTTACTATCTCATAATTATTTTTAATCCATATATTTAATAATCTATTTATAAATTGAAAAGATACTTTTTTTTTTAAATTATTATAAAACCATGAAGTTAAGTTATCAATATTCTCAACATCATAAATTTTAATAATTTTATCTGTACTTAAATTGATATATGGTAATGCCATATAATTTTGAACTTGAATTTCTGAAATTTTATCATTAGGTGTACATATTTTACTTTTATCATAATTTTCACTTGGACAAATTTTATTGTTGCTTCCTGTATTTTTTAAAATATATAAATAAATAGGATGAAGATATTGTTCATCTTTATCAACACAATTTCCTAAACATTTTATTTTCCTATCACCTGAAATTTTTTTGTTCATTAATATATTATATATATTTTTTTATTTAAAGAACAAATAAAATTATTAAATAATGAGTTCATCAGATTATACTGATAGTAGTCCTTCTTCTGATTCATCTTTATCATCAGATGAAAAAGATTATCAAGACTCTAATTTACAATTAAGTGGTAAAATATTAAAAAAATATAATTTTATATCAGAATTAGGCAGAGGTTCATATTCGATTGTATGGTTAGCATATAATATAGAAAATAGTAATTATTATGCTGTAAAAGTACAAAATTCAGAAGATTATGAAGATGGATTATCTGAAATACAAATCATGAAAAGATTTGATAAAAATATAAAAAATATAAATCATGTGATAGAATATTTTATACATAAAGAAAAAAATGGTAATAAAATAGAAAAATATCTTTGTTCAGTTTTTAAATTACATGCTGGTAATTTAGATGTATTTATAAGAAAAGGTAAATATAAAGATGGATATCCTACAAATAGTGTTATTATAATGTTTAAACAGTTGATAAATGCGTTAAATTATTTACATTCAAAAATTAAAATTTTTCATGGAGATATAAAACCTGATAATATATTAATAGAAGGAATAAATAAATATGATTATGAATTGATAAAACAATATGAGAATTATAATTTTATGAAGTCTTATTCAGATATGAAAAAACAATATTGGATATCATTAGGTAAAAATTTAAAAAATATTAAAAAAATGAAAAAAGAAATTAAATTAGAAATCAGAAAAAAAGTTCATAGAGAAATTGTAAGTAAAATAATTAATATTGACACTGGGTTAAAATATGAAATAGATGAAAAATATATAAATAATCCTAGTATATCAATTTGTGATTTTGGTGATTTTTGTAATGATGACGAACAACATAATGATGAATTTGGTACAAGATATTACAGAGCACCGGAAATTATGTTAGATGGTGATTGTGATAATAAAGTAGATATTTGGGCTTGTGCATGTACATTATTTGAAATACTAACTGGAAAAATTTTATTTGATCCATCAAAAGATGATATTAGATCTAGAAATTATTATCATTTATTAGATATATCATCTGTATGTGGTGAATATAAAAAAAAATTTTTGAAATCAACAAATAAATATAAAGATTATTTTAATAAAAAATATATGTTTAAATTTGATGATAAAATTCAAAAAAATGATATAATAAAAAAACTTTATGAAGATAATAATACAAAAGAATTAGCAGATTTACTTTCAAACATTTTAAGAATTGATCCAAGAAAAAGATTTGATTGTAAACAAATTTTAAATCATAAAATATTTAATGATTAAAATAAGTTAAAACATTGTATTTATTTCCATACAACTATGAGAAACTGTATCAGAACATGATGCACTAGATGCTGTAGAATTTCCAAAATTACTTCCATATCCAGTACTGTATCCATCTCCATTCCAATTATAACCTTTTATTTTTTTCTGTCTATTTCTTGGTAAATAATTGGAAAAGTTAAATTCATTTTCTTTTGGTTTCTTTTCTTGTTTTTTTGGACTATTTAACAAAACTCCACCTCTTGAAATTATACCATTTTTTAATATGAGATACCCATTATTATTTTGGTCTAATTTCCTTTCATTACATGTTTGTTTTTTAGTCGGATAATTGTAAGAAATTTTATCTTTAAAAACTCTATATCTTTTGTTATTTTTAATGAAATAATAAAATTTTTTATTGTCAGTATGATAATCCATTACTATAAATTTACAATAGAGCTAATAATTTGTAATAATTTCAATTTTTTTTATATATAAAAATTGATATAATTATTTAAAAAATATATTACTATAATATAATATAATATGGTTAAAAAAGATTCCTCTAAAAAATCATCTAATAAATCTCAAAAAAAATCATCCAAAAAGGTTTCTAAAAAATCATCTAAGAAAACCTCTAAGAAAACTTCTAAAAAAGCTATTAGTGATGATAATAATAAAATATCAGAAGTAACTAATTGTAATATAGAAAATATGATTAAAAATGATGATTTATTTTTTGATAATGAAAGATCTATTGAAATTGATGAAAAAAAAATAAAAAAACTTATAAATACAGAAAATAGAATCAGTAAAAATCTGCTTACAAAATATGAATTAGTAAGAATAATAGGTGAAAGAACAAAACAATTAAAAATGGGAGCTAAACCTTTAGTAAAAAATTATACGGGATTATCGTATGAAGAAATTTCAAAACAAGAAATAAAAAATAACATGATTCCATTTAAAATAAAAAGACCTATTGGTGATAAGTATGAAATATGGAAACTAGACGAACTAAAAAAAGATCATCTAATGATTTATTTAAATTAATTAAATTTTCCAACTTAATTTACATACTGTACATATATAATTTAATTGATAACTATTTGTATCCCTATAAAAAACTGCTTCTTTATTTTTAGTATCTTTATGTGTAATACAATTTACATTTTTACAAATATAATCTTTAGTTCTTGGTAGAGCTGGATCATAACCAAGTATATTATTTTCTTCCATTGATTTTATATTAGTATTAGACATTTTATTATCTATTTTATATAATAAAATAGTGCTATTTATTCCTTCAGTAAAACCACAATTATTACATTTAAATTCTGCATTTATTAGCATATCAGTTTTATTTTCAAATAAACTTTCTAATTTTTCTTTATCTTCATCTGATAATTTATTATATCTTTTGTTTTTTATTAAATCTTCTTTAGAAAACAATGGTTTATATTTACTTAATTCCTTATTTATCCTTTTTATAGCATCATTTGGTGTTTTCAAACTTTTTAAACTTTTTTTATTATTTTGATTTATGGTAGAAGATTTAGAAATATCGAAAGTATAATCACATTTTTGACAAAAATACATTAGTTATAATAACTTATATATCTTTAATTATTTATATCAATTTTTATTATTAAAATTATATTTTTAATTTTTGGAAATCACTTAAGAGCTTTGAAAAATTTAAAATATTACCACATGGTAAAAAATAAATAATCTTTCCAAATTTAATTGTTTTTAATGATAAATTATAAGACAACAAGTCATTTTTCATTTGTTCATAATTTTTTTTAGTTTCATTTTTAATTGCTTTTTTAAAGAATTTACTATACTTATTAAATTTTGAATTTAATACAGAGATAAATGCTAATTTGTATGTATTATAAATAATAAAATAATTATAATTAATTGATATTTTATCTGTTGGTAATACTTTGTCAAATCCAGGTTCATTTTGAATAGGATATTCTCCTAATAAAGATCTAATTGATAATAATATTGATCTCAAGTTCATTACAGGTTTCCAACCAGGACCAGACCATGTTCCTAAAATTGATAAACAAACTTTACCATTTTCATATAAATTTGGATTAAATCTCACTTTTCCATCAATTGTTAAAAATTTTATACTTGGAGGTTTTTTTGGATAATTTTTAGGAAATTCTATTTCAAAGAAAAAAAATCCCCCAAAATATGGTGTATTTTTAGGTCCTATAATCATAGCATAATTTTTATAAAAATTTCTTTTATTAATGTAAATATAAATGCCATCAGGACTATCTTTTTCAAGCTCAGATAAATCATTTACTATTCTTAATTTTGATTTTAAATCGCTCATATTTATTAAGAGTTATAAAATCCTTAAATAATTAACTAAATTATTATTAATATGAATTTCTTTAAATAATTTTATTTAGTGGTATAAGATGGTAAATTTTTTTTTATAAATATATTTTACACTCAAAGAAAGTAATACCATTTAAAAGAGATAAGAATATGTAAAATAAAAAGTTGAAATAAATATTTAAAAATATCTATATTTAATATATTAAATTAAGATGTCTGAAATAAATCCACATAAAATTAATAAATTAAAAAAAAAATTTAAAAAATTTATGGATTCAAAAAAAACTATAACAGGTAACTTCACTCATATATCTATGGGTGGACTTCATCATGGAGGTAAATTTTTAATAAATGATAAAAAAGATTTAAAAACTCTCAATAGTTTATTAGCTGATTCTATTAAATATAACTTGACTTATTCTATTGCTGAAAAACAACAAGAATACGGTCCTGTTAAAATCGACGTAGATTTGGAATCTCCTAAAAAAGGTAATAATGAATCAAAAATATACAATGATGAATTTGTAATTAACATTTTAGATTTATATAAAAAATCAATAAACAAATTTTGTGATATTGAAAATGGTGATTTAAAAGCTTGTATTTTCGAAAAAAAATCTATTAATAAAAAAAATGATAATTTTAGAGATGGATTCCATGTAATATTTCCTTCTATTTGTCTAGATTATAAAATTAGACATGTTATTAGAAATGATGTTATTAAAGAAATAAAAAGTAATCATAAAGATAAATTAGAAAGATATTCTAATGGAATTGAAGATATATTAGATAAAAGTATCGTTAATTCTAATTTTTGGTTAATGTATGGTTGTGCAAAACCAAATTGTGAACCATATAAATTAACAAAAATTTTAAATTATAAAAATAAAGAGTTAGAATTATCAACTTTTGGTAAAAATAAAAATAAAAATATTATTAAATTATTGTCATTGAGATCTGAAAGATGGAATGAAGACAATGCACAAGTTCTTAATAAAAATTTGGATGAAGAATTTATCGAAGATAATTTTAAAAGTTTAGGAATCAAAAATGAACAAACAGAATCATATACAAGTGATGAAAAGAAAGAATTAATTAAATCAATTTATAAGCTTGTAGGTATGTTATCAAAAAAACGTTCTGATAATTATCATACTTGGATTAGATGCGGATGGGTATTAAGAAATACCGATCCATCATTAATAAATTTATGGATTGATTTTTCAAAAAAATCAAAAAAATACAAGGAAGGTGAATGTCAAAAAATATGGAAGAGTATGAGGAAATCAGGATTAACACATAGAACCCTTAGAATGTGGGCTTCAGAAGATAATCCAAAAAAATATAAAGAATTCAAAGCGGAAGAGTTTGAATTGTCAGTAAAAAAAAACGAGGGGTTGGGGACTTTTTGGATAGCGAAAGCCCTACATGTTAAATATGGTGATACATTTGTATGTACCAACCCTGAAAAAAATGAATGGTATGAATTTAAAAATCATAGATGGACAGAAATGAAAGGAGGAGGTAAATTAATTGAACTTATGTCAAGTCAATTTTCTAATCTTTATCGAGAACAAGTTGATAAATATAATAAAAAAGCAATGAATGCACCAATTAATGAAAAATCTAAATATGATGAGATGGTAGATAAATTTAAAAAAATTGCTTCACAATTAATGAACATTACTTTTAAAAAGAAAATATTAGAAGAGGCTAAAAATATTTTCTATGATCAAGATTTTATTCAAAATTTAGATGAAAATCATGATATTATAGGTTTTGCAAATGGTGTTTATGATCTTAAATTACATGAATTTAGAAAAGGTCAATCAGATGATTATATTTCGTTATCAACTAAAGTTGATTATATTCAATGGGATCCTAATAATCCTGTTTCAAAAAAAATATTAAAATTTTTATCAGAAATTCTTCCAAAAGAAGATGTAAGAAAATATTTTTTGACAGTTTTATCAACATGTGTTTCAGGTGATAATAATGAAGAAAAAATTTATTTTGCAACTGGATCCGGTTCAAATGGTAAAAGTGTTCTTTTTGAATTAATTAGCAGTGCATTAGGAGATTATTATATTACTTGTCCTATAACTATTTTAACAGGTAAAAGAGGACAATCTAGTCAGGCTTCACCAGAACTTGCAAGATTAAAAGGTGTAAGAATAGGTGTTTTTCAAGAGCCTAATTCAGGAGACACATTAAATGTAGGAACTTTAAAAGAATTAACAGGTAATGACAAATTTATGGCAAGAAAATTACATCAAGATCCTATAGAAATTAAACCACAAGTTAAATTTTTTATGGCATGTAATGATAAACCAGAAGATTTACCTGATGATGGTGGTACATGGAGAAGAATTAGAGTTATTGATTTTATATCTAAATTTGTTGAAAAACATGATTTAATTAAATCAAAACCAAATATGTATTTAATTGATAATAAATTAAAACATAATTTACCTGAATGGGGTCCTATATTCGCGGGATATCTTGTCCATATTTATAAAACAGAATATTGTAATAAAAAACTATATGAACCAGAAGAAGTATTATCATCTACTAATGAGTATAGAATGGATAATAATCATTTCCTTGAATATTTTAATTTCAGAGTTATTGAAACAGAAGATGATACAGATATTATTGGAAAAAAATCATTTTGGACTGATTTTAAAACTTGGTTCAAAGAATTCAAAGATGGAAACAAACAACCAAAAGCAAAAAAATTATATGAATTTTTAAATAAAAAATTAAAATTCAATAAAAAAGGATGGAAACGAGTAAGATTTAAAATTAGTGAAGAATTTGATACAAGTAATGATGAAAAACCTAATGATTTAGACGTTTAATATTATTTTATAAATTAAATAATATAATAATATGAATTATTATATTATTATATTAGAATGTATATTTTCAGGTTTAATTACATTAATAATTAGTAAAATTTTAATTGAATTAAAATTAGATAAAAGAATAAATTTTAAAAGAAAACCTATTGAAATATATATATCATGTTTCATAACAGGAGTATTATTACAATTTATTTCTAAGATAATTTAAAATTAAACTAATTAACATCAGTAATAATAAAATGACTAATGCTTTGATCATCATTTTCTACAGCTATAATAGCAACATTTTCATCAATTTTTAAGTCTTTCTTAAATTTAAGTATTTGTTTTATTTTATATAATTTTTCATTCACACAATTCATTTGTAAAAATTTACCATTAGCTTTTTCATTAATCGAAATCATTGATTTACTACAATTAAATACATTAAAATCATCTAATTGTGATTCAACAATATTACTAATTTTAACTGGAAAAACGTTACTATTTGATTTATAAAATATAAAAATTCTTTTATCATTAGGCATTTTTGCTAAATAACACTCAAAGTCTGATTCATCATCGTTAATATCAAACTCCCTTATAAAATTAAATTGAATAGGTTTATTATTAGATTCGAATTTTAACTTTATATATACTTTACTATCATCATTTTTAATAACTTCGATACTTTCATTACTTATCCTTTCATTATTTTTTATGTGTTTTTTTATATTATTCATGTCAATAAAAACATATACTTTATTCTTTTTAATATCATTAAATAATAATTCATTACCACCAGTTTGTATTCGCATTTTTAAATAATTATATTTATATTTATATTTTAAATATTTTTCTTTAAAATTCATATATAATAACTTATATTTTTTTTAAAGTAATAATATTTCATTTAATATTTCATTAATTTGTTTTCCTTCTGTTTTAATATTATAATTTAATGGTTCTTCAAATGGATCAGAAATACCTGTAAAATTCTTTATAACACCTTCTCTTGCTAATTTATATAATCCTTTCACATCACGTTTTTCACAAACTTCTAATGGTGTATTTACATATATTTCAATGTATTTACCTCCAATACTCTCTATTAAATTTTTATTAAATTCTCTATCTTCCTGATATGGTGCTATATTAGAGCAAATGACAATACCACGATGTTTTACAATTTCACTTGCTACATAACCAACCCTTCTAACATTTGTTGATCTATCTTCTTTACTAAATCCTAATCCTTTACTTAGATTTTGTCTTACAACATCACCATCTAACATTGTTATTTCTAAATTAGGATTTTTTTCTAAAAGCTTGATACGTAAAAAATTACTTAGAAAACTTTTACCACTACCAGACAAACCTGTAAAATAATAACAAATACCTCTTTTCTTAACAGATTTTTTTAACAAATCAACTATTTCAGGAAAACTAAACCAATCAGGTATTTCTTCATTTTCTTTTAATCTTCTTCTAACTTCAGAACCTGATAAAAATAATGTTTCATCGTTTTTATCTACATCATCAATCGGTTGATAAATATTTTTAGTTACATTATATACAATCATTTTACTTACAATTGGTTTAATACCTATTTCATCAGAATATTTAAAAAACATTTCTTGTGCATCATATGGCCCATAAAAATTACTACCATCTTTTTTTTTATAACTTGGTCCAGCATGATCTCTTCCTACCACAAAATGAGTACAACCGTAATTTTTTCTAATTAAAGCATGTAAACATGCTTCTCTTGGTCCAGCCATTCTCATTGCTAAAGGTAATAATCCCAATTTTACTACATTATCATCATATTTTTTAACTATATTTTTATAAACCTGAACTCTAGTAAAGTAATCTATATCTACTGTTTGAGTTTCACCAACTACTGGATTTAAAAATAATTTTGCTTCTTTATCACCAGTTTTTCTTAAAGCATATTTTGTTAATTCATAATGAGCTTTATGCATTGGATTTCTAGTTTGAAAACCAACTATAGTTTTCCAATTATTTTCTTTTATAAATGCTCTTATATCATTTGGATATAATCTAATATCCTTAAAATCATAATGTTTAATATCATTAATCTTTTGTAAAGGACCAGATACATATACTTTTCCTTTTTGAGATAATTTATATTTTACATATGGATGATTATTATCAACAGTACCATAAGCATTTTCACATTCCCAATTCAAATCAGGAATATAAACTTCTTTAACATCCATACTACATAATGGTAAATTTGTATTATCCATTAATATCAATTTATCTCCTATCTTAACAGTATTTTCAACAGCTAAATTTACTGGTAATGGAAAAAAATTATTATCATTTAAATGCAAATTTGAACAAACATTTACCCAATCTTTCTTATTCATAAATGTAGTCAAAGGATTAAATACTCCAGATAAAATGCATTCTAAATCACAACATGTTTTGTCATCTAAAATAATATTCATATAATAATATCTATTATAATTATTATAAAAATAAACGCTAATCAAACAATATATTTATCTATTAAATCAATATTTTTATTACAAAGATTTAAAACATCTGATATATTTTTATTACCATTTAATAACAAAATTTTAACTTCTTTTAATAATAAAATATAAGTGTTAAATTTAACATTAATATTATTTTTTATTAATCTTTTCAAACTAAATAATATCTTGTAATAAACATTAAAAACAAATTTAGACGGTAAATTAACAAAATTTTCAAAAAAACCTAATGTATAAAAAATTATTTTTTCTATTATTATATCATTTTCTATCTTTATATTATTATAAAAATCATTATATATTTTCTCAAAATCATGTATTAATTTATCATCACATTCTAATAATTTTTTTAAAAAAGATATACAAAAAAATATTTTCTTTTCATCATCACTTATAATAATTATAAAACTCTTTAATATACTTAAAATAAAAGTTTCATTATTAATTTTTTTTGTATATAATTTATTGAAAAAAAATAATAATTTATATTTTTCAGTTTCTTTTATATTTAAATTACTAAATATTTCATTAAATTTTTTATTTAATTTCATCCTAATATATATTAGAATTTTTTTCTCAGTTAAATATCCAAATTATATTTATTATAATAAAAATATGGTTGAAATTTATATTACAATAATTCCTTTAGAAATTTTTTCTATAGTATTATAATGGAGGATTGTACTATTTGTTATCAAAAAGCAAATAACTGGAAAGTATTACCATGTCATCACAAACTATGTAAAAAATGCTATATGAAATTACGTCAAGCTACTTGTCCGTATTGTAGAAGAGAATTTAATTATACTAAAGAAGAACAAATTAAAAGATACAATATTAATTCAAGTAACAGAAGTTATCCTCCCACACAATTAAGATCAAATAATACAATAAATTTAGAAGAATATAATAATTACAATATAGTAAATTCAAGAATAAATAGAAATAGAACTAGAAGAAGAAGAAGAAACTTAACTATGAAAGAAATTCAAGAGAGAAGAAGAATAATTAAGAAAAAATGTAAACGAAAATGGGATAAAAAAAATAGGAGAACTATGAAAAACAACTGGTGGAATATAGAAGTAAATTAATTTATTTTTAAAATTTCTTTTACTTCTTTTATTTTTTTTCTATCCAAACAATATAATCTAGTGTAAAATTCTTGATGATTCTGATTAATTAACATTGAGAATTCTTTTGTAGAATCAACTTTAATAACTTCGAATGTTTTTGTATTGTAAAAACTAATATTATTTAATGGATTTTTATCTTTTCCACTAGTATAGCCTACTTTAAATTTTACAACCTTAATTGTGTTCTTAATGACTGGTATATTCATTATTTCATTATTAAAATTTTTAAATGACTTTTTAGATATATTCTCATATATCATAATAGGAATATTTCGCGAATCTATTTTTTTCATTATATTCTTAACTTTATCATTATCTGAAAAATACAAATAATTATCAATTAAATTTAACATTTTCTCTGGAGAATTAACATATTCAGAAATTTTGTTATCACTTT